ACTCGTATCTGTGTTATCAATTAAACCTGTAACTCTAGAATATCTGAATACACCATCAAACTGATTTAATGTATTTGTGTTGTAATTAGATAAAGTTGTAATAACATTTGATTTTAATGTTTCTGAATCTTTTGTTGTAGCACCTTCGTTAAACTTAACATTTGAAGTAAGTAAAATATTTGTTGTTTCTGGATCCACAATCTCTGGTCTTACTGATACAACATTAAATTTACCTAACTGTGTTTTAATACTTTCTTTAGTAGCGGTTGTCAGAGTAGAACCTGAGGCCGCCTTAATTGCAATTTTAACAACACCATATTGTGGCGTTTCATCATCTTCACCACCCCATGCACTAACTGATTGTGCATTTGGATAAATTGATTTAACAATCGTTTCGTAATCTTTTGTTGTTACAGCTCTGTCTTGCGCTGTGTAACTTAAAGGTGCATTAAATCTAATTGATTCTTTTGTTTGTGGTTCTGAACCGTTAGCAGAATTCGAATTTGTTGTAATAGTTACATCTGAGAAACCACCTACATCGCCAGACAATGCAAAAGAACTTGCGCCGTTAGCATCTGTTTTGTTTGTTACAATGTATTCTAAGATTACAATATTACCATCACTTAAAGATTGACCTAAAACACCATCACCAAAATAAACTTCAAACTTATCGTCTGTAGATTCTTGTAAGAAATAAACTTTAGATGTATTTGTTAATTCTGAATAACCTGTAGCAAGTGAATATACATTTGTAGTAGTATCACTTGTTGAATTTTGAATTGAAACTTTTAAAGTTGATGTATCTGCATTAGCACTTGGTATCAAAAACTTTTGGTCAGGATCGGATGTATCAACTGTATATTTAAATGTTACTAAAGTACCTTCATATACTTTTACACTTGAAAAATTATAAACACCTGCACTTGGTTGAATTGTATATGCCTGATTTGTAACAAACTGATATGCAACACTGTCAACTGTAGTTGTGAAGACTGTGCCTTTTGCCATAGTGATAGATGTTGTTGTAGCAGGTACATTATTTACTTTAACTGCTAAATCGGCAACCGGCGCTCTGCATGATGTTGGCGTATAACCTAACATCTTAGCTAATGAAACAATATTTTTACGAATGTCTGCACTGTCTAAGTACATTTCGTTTGCTAACATATTAGCATTGAAACCAAGATAGTGTGTATTATAAGCAAGTAAGTCTAAAAGAACGGCAAAACCAGAACCTTCAAAATCGTAGTCTTGAAATTCTGATTGACCTTGTAAAAAGGTTTTTAAATTCGCTTTGATATTATCGAAATCGAAATCTGATACTGTTAATTTATTTGATGCCATTTATTTACCTAATTCTCTGTAATGTAGTCGTGACTGAAACTGGATTTGGTAAATTTAAAACATAAAAATTTACTTGTACATCAATTGCGTTTCTGTCTATGTTTTCATTCACTACAATACCTGATAATCTTGCTCTTGGTTCGTAGTTGTCTAAAACCTCTTGAATTTTTCTTTTAATAAAAATACCAGTTGTTGGTGTGTAGTTTTCAAATAATAATTCTCTAACACCACAACCTAATTCAGGATGAAAAGGTCTTTCATATAATTGTGTGTTAACTAAATTCTTAACACTTCTTTTTACAGCGTCAACATCTTCAATTTTCACCAAATCGTTAGTGATTGGGTGGCGTGTGAAATCTAAGTCTAAGTCTTTATAAGTCCTGACTGATTTATTACTTTTATTTGTGCTTGATGCGTCATAACTTGCCATAACGGTAATATTTATACACCTTTTTGGAAATTATCCAGCAAAAACATTGCTAGAACCAGAAGTCATAGCGCCAGCGTCTGCACTATCACCAATTCTACCTACTGCAATACTATTAATACGAACTGTACCTGAACCTGCGTTTAAATTTGCAACATGAGGAGGGCAAGGTGGTGTAGGTGGTGCTGGGTGTGATACTGTAGGCGCACCTACAACAATAGCGTTGATGCCGTTAATCTTAACTGTACCATCTGTGGCTGAACTTGCAATGGTAGTTGTACCTGTACAAGCATGACCAGTTGATAGTGAATCTCCAACTCTACAAACTGCTGGCATCTAAGCCCTCGCTGCTTCTAATTTTGCCTTTTTAGCTAATCTTCTTTTTTCTGTTATAATCGCTTGTCTAATTTTTCTACCGATTGGTATTAGTACATAGTGACACATTTCTTGTCCCTTTTTACTAATATATTGAACTGCAATCTTAGTATCTTTATATTCGCCTTGTACTGAACGAACAGCCTTCTTTAAACTTACCGCTTCTCTCTCATTTTCAACGCCTTTATCATTCCAAAACTTAAACATTCTCATTTTCGCCATTTTATGCTCCGTTGAATCCAGCTTCTTGTTCCGATTTTCTCACTTTTTCACATCTACAGTGTTTACAACACTCGATTTCGTATTTTTCGCCAAATTCGTTTGTTACTTCTTGTTTACAAGTATTTCCACAGTGACAATCATGTCCGCAATTGTTACAACTCATGTTTTTCCTCTTTTTTACTATTTATATCAATAATTACAAGTCAAATTTGCACTTCGCCACTCAGTTTCGCTTAAATTTTCTGCATTTTCTAACGCTGATTCGCCGATTCGCTCTAAATCAGGCCGAATCGAGCAATTTTCTACTGATTTTGAGCAGGAAATCAGAAAAAAGAACAAAATAAGTACAAAATAATTCATAAATTGTTGATTTTACTCGCTTTTTTAATTGATTTTTTTAAAAAAAATGGTTGACATCTCTATTTATTAGTGATATTCTATATCCGTAATGATGAGAAAGGACATAAACACTATGAAAACACTAATTTCTTCAATTTTAATCTTTACAGGTATTGTAATGATGGCCGGCGCTGCTGGCGACTGTGACGGAAAGTGTGTAGAACAAGCAAATACACTCGGTGAAATGATTATGTATGCTGTTATTGGTCTAACACTCTTTGGAACTGGCGCTGTTGTCGCAATTTCACAAAAAAATTAAAAAAAAGTGAAAAAAGCTGTTGACACGGCTAAAATTGTCTGATACAATATACACATAAACTGAAAAAGGACACTATACTATGACTATCAAATGTGAAAAAGTTGCTACCTCACTTGAAGAAGGTATTAAGAATATCATTGAAACTTCTAAACTTGATTACGCTAAGTGGACTGGCGCTTGTTCAGAGAAAGCCGGCAAAGCAGAGCGGTCTGAGTATTTTCAGAAAACTCTTGACAAGTTTGAAAGTCAGTGTGAAGTAAGAGAAGGTCAGAATTACATCAAAGTAATTCGTGACAATTCTGTTCACTGTTTTGTCATTAAGAAACTAACTGAAAAAACTAAAGCAAAAGGTTTTAAAGTTGGTGACATTTTGAAACCTGCCGGATGGGCTGCACCTGCTTTGAACAAAGCTCGTGGTAATGTCTTTGAAGGCTTTTACATGAACTGGACAGGTCCTTTGTACCTGTCTTAATTGAGGAGACTACACTATGCAATATCAAGTATATCATAATGCGTTTGAACAAGAGGCAACTCATGTTGCTAATGTTGAACTTGACGATACAATTCCTGTTGAACAAGGCCTTGAAAAGGTCTTTCGTATGACAAACAATGTTGAGGGTAGTTGGTCTAAAGGACCTACTTATGAGTATGCTGGTCAAACTTATAAGAACTATGACTACTTCAAAAATGTTGAAGTTGTGAATCCACTTACTGTAAAAGACAATGTTGAATGGGGTCACCGTTCAACCAGTTGTGGTGATTATGTTGTAGTCAACGGAGATAAATATTTGTGTGCAATGGTCGGTTGGGAAAAAGTTTAAAATAATTTTCAAATCCGACTTGACACCAAAGAATCAGTAGTATATACTACACACTCACTTTTGCCATTTTAGAGGAGAAATTAAAAGTGGCTTACGCAATTCGCAATCGTAAAAAATTTAATCCTAAGAATAACCAACTTCGTGTAGTTGGCGATTACCTTCTACAAACTTATAACTTTAAAAATATTCCACTACAGTATTTGCCTATGGTTGAGGAATATTCTAACAAGGTTCGTAAAATCAAAATTAAGATGAATACGGAAAAAAAGAAATCAGGCATTATTGCCAAAGATTTTTCAGTTTACAAAGTATCTGCTCGTAGCTCAGCTGGATAGAGCAACGGCCTTCTAAGCCGTGGGTCGGGGGTTCGAATCCCTCCGAGCAGGCCAATTCACGCCAGAATAAGGAGAAAATTATGACGGCACTATTCGAGAAAACCCGCTTTGATGTGGAAAATGAAATTATGGAACT